GAAGATCGTGCTCGTAAGGACCGATGGCGCCGTGCGTCGACTCCATGATGTCGCCCTTGTGGGCGGTCATCAGCTTGCGAAGGCCGAGTTGCAGCTTGGCGACGTTGAGGCCGCTCGCCGTGCCGCCCGTGTCGACGCCCACGCCGTGCGTAGTCGTGTCAAAGGAATCGGCGGTCGTGCCGTTCTCGCCCTTGAAAGCCGAGGCGAAGAACGCGAGGATGATCTCGTCGTCGATCGCACGCAGCATCGCGGCCGCAGCCGCTCGGGTGTACTGGCCCTCCGGCGCGATACGCATGCGCAGCTTGTCGACTTGGTCGATCAGGCTGGCCCACTCGTAGTCGACGGGGAAGACCCAACGCTTGTCCTGCGAGAGGTCGAGAAGCGGGGTGTCGCTGTGCCGGCTGGTGCGCTTTTGCGCCGTGGCTTCGCCGAACTGCTCGATGACGGAAGCCTGCTTGCCGACGTAGGAGTCGGTCGAGACCATGCCGCGCAGGCGCGAGTCCTGCTGCTGCATGAGCAACTCGACGTTCGATTTGTACTCTTGTACTGATGCTACGGTGATGCTATCCGGCACAGTGGCCTCCTAGATAGTTGACAACAAACCTAATTTCGGACCCTTTCCGGCGGTCCGTCATCCTGGCTTGTCCTCAACTTGGAGGGGCCGTGCCTTGCATGCCTCCCGGGGCGCTGCCGCTTGTCCGAGAAGATTCCTGATTCCAGTATATCACACCCCAAAAAAAAAGAAGGGCGCCGAAGCGCCCCTCGTTGGGTACTCGCCGCCCTATTCCGGGTAGGCGATCTTGAACAAGTCCTGCCACTTCTTGTAGTTGTCCTTGTAGGCCGGGTTCATCTTGTCGTGCAGCGTCGCCTGGAACACTTTGTCCTGCTTCAGCTTGCCGATCTCCTGCTGCGCTTCCGCCGGCGTCAGTTGGCCGGGAATGCCGGTCGGACCGGACGCCGAGACGAACTTGTGCTCGCCGAGCTTCTGGCCGAGACCCGCGAAGAACTCCATCGTCGCGCCGTAGCCGATCGCCGCTTCGATCGCGTCGACCATCTTGCCGTCGAACCCAAGCGAAGCCACAGCGGTTTGTGCCGCGTTCATCTGCCGCTCGTAGCCGCCACCCCACTTCTGCAGCAGCGCGCGCTTGTCGGTCTGGACGTTGAGGTCGTAGTCCTTCTGCGCCTGCGCGCCGCGCTCGCTGGCGCTGGCGTTGTACTCGGCCGCGATCAGCTTGGCCTGCTCGGAGTTGAGTCCCGCTTTGTGGAACGCGGTCGCCATCTTGCCCATCAGAGCCGCGTCGGGCGCGAAGCCCTCGGGGGCGCCAGCCTTCAGGTCGTACTTGTCGCGCGTCTCGGGGCGCCCGAGCTTCGCGTAGACCTGCTGCCAGCCGGCCTCATCGCCGGGCTTGGGGATCGTGAGGAGGGAGTCCAGCGGGCGACCCACCAACTTCTCTACTCCGCGGTAGCTTTTGATGACATCGGCCGGGGTTTGCCACCCCTTGTTGGCTACCACCGCGGCGAGTTCGGGATCATCCGAGCCGTACCACGGGGCCGCCGGAGCGGCTGGTGCCGCAGGCGCGGCGGGGGCTGCTGGTGCTGCGGGAGCGGCCGGGGCCGCGGGTGCTGCTGGTGCGTCGCTCATAGTCCTAGCTCCTTAAGTGCGTTGATGAAATCGTCCTGGTGAAGCTGATACGTGCAGAGATTGTCCTCGTATGGACACTTCGTGAAGTCCCAAAACGAAAGCACCCAATTCGACTGACAGCCCGCGCATTCAAGATTGCGCGGCGTGATGTACTTGATCTGGAAATGCGGGCTGCCCATGCGCGCGATGAAGCGGTGGCGCGGGTGCGTAGTCGTGAGACCGTACACGATCGGCGCCATCGTCGTGCCAGCGACGTGAATCGTGCCTCCGTCCACGCCGATGACCGCGCTCGCGTAGCCGCATAGGTCGCGCAGTTCGAGCAGCGTCGTGCGCTCGCGCATGTCGATGCACTTCGGCAGCAGGTCGGACAGAGACTCAACTTCGGAGAGCATGACGATCGGCCGCATCGCCCCGCCTGCGTCAACCTTCGTGTGACTCGTCTTCGTCCCGGCCAACACCACCTTATAGCCCTTGTCGAGCGCCCACTCGATGATCGGGCGCATCACTACCGCGCGGAACGTTTTGTTCTCCGACGTGGCATTGGTCGGGATCAGGACGTACTTGCCCTCGATCGTGCGCGGCCCAAGCGGCGCGAGGACCGGGTAGCTGCGGTCGTTCATATTGCTCGGCGACGCATCGAGCAGGCACGAGAAGGCGAAGTCCACCATGTTCGTCGCGTTGCGCGTGTGGTTGTTGTGCAGGAACCCGTTGATCGCAACCGGCCCGCCACCCCAATCGTCGTTCGCTTGGCGCACCACGCGCGCAAAAGGGAACTCCTCGAGCTTACGCATCACGAATTTACCGTAGGGCGCGAGCAGATGCGCGAGCAGGTCGTGCAGCCACGATGGCGCCCACACGCGCATCTCCATGTTTTCGTGGCGGCGCTGGCGGCCGTAGATCATCGCCGGCAGCGACGTGATGACATCCCCGAGAGCTCCGTTGTTCAACACGAAGTTCATCCGGTTGTCATACTGCAATTCTCGATTGTCGCGGTACATCTCCTTATCCTTTCACAGGGGGAGGCTACTCGGTGGCGTCAGGCATGCCCCTCGAACGTAGCGACCACAGGTCAACTTCGGATAGCTTCAGGTGCTCTTGAATGCGCAGCCACACTTCGCGCCGGCCTTCGGCGACAGCGTGCGCCCGCGCATCCGGGTGGAACGTCGATTCGTGAGCGCGGCAGAACCGCGCCAGGTCCGCCAGCACGATCTCGGCTTGCGGCCCACGGAACACGTCCTGGTACGCGCCCCGGCGGCGCGAGAAGAATTTGCGCAGCGCGTCGATCAAGCCGGGCCACCCGCGGCGTCAGGCGCCGCCTTCATCAGTTGCGCAACCCCCGGCGCCGCGTCCGTCATCTGCTGCATCTGCGCGGCCTCGGCGCGCTGTTTGCGCCTTTCCTCGACCTGCTCCTTCGTGCGCGTCCAGCGAACCGGCGCACCGTTGATGTCGAGCAGTTCGGGCATCGCGGCGTCGAAGTCGAAGTGATCCAGCACGTCCATGTCCTGCGTCATCTTGGCGTACTCGGCCGCGATCTGCAGCGTGCGGGTGAAGCCCGACGCGCTCTCGGCACGCTGCATGCGCGACATTGGCGAATCATACTCGATCGTGTACTCGCCGCCCGCCTGCTCGAGGATCGGCGGCATGCGCGGCAGCAACCCCTGCGCGCTCAGCAGTTCGAGCTCGCGCTGGATGAGCGGCCCCAGGAACTCGGCCTGCATGCGCCCGGCGGTCGGCGCGAGGAGCATGCCCTTCTCGCGGGCGCGCTCCAGCACTTCCGTCGCGGTCATCTGCGGGTTCTCGACGAGGATCTGGAAGAGCGAGATCAGGAAGGCGTCGTTGATGATCGCCCGCTCCATGTCCATCATCTTCTCATTGATCGCGAAGTTGCCAGTCGGCAACGTGTCGATCAGCCGCTTGCCGTCCTTGCTGATGCCGCCCTTATTCAGGTGGCCCGAGCGCATCGTGAAGCCGTCCAGCGTCCCATCGTCGTAGGCGAGGAGCACCGGGTCGGCCGCGCGATGACCCTGCTTCAGGTTGGTCTTCTTTTCCTCGTTGAGGAGCTTGATCGACGGCAGCACCCACTGCGCCGGCCCGCGGCCATAGACCTCGCCCGAGGCTTGCGTGTAGCGCGTGATCGCGAACGGGAACTCGTTGTAGCCACCCTCGGACAGGAACGCCAGGGGCTCCTTGCAGAAGTAGAGCGAAGCGAAGGGCTTGCCCTGCGGCGAGAGCATCCCCGGCACGTAGTCCTCGCGCGGGTAGACGCAATGCACGAACTGGAACTTGCGCTCGCTCTGGTTCGGCTCGTTCGCCGCGGCCTTGATTGCGTCCGGCGCGTTCGGGAAAGCCTGCACTGCCTGGCGCGCGGTCAGCCAGTAGACGCGATACAGCGTGTCGATCACGCCCGCGTGGTTCTCGACATAGTACGTCTCACCGAGATGCACGTTGCGATAGCGCAGCCCGCGGACCTGGTCGGGCGCATCGGTGAACAACGAACCGTTCCCGTAGGCGCCGAGCGACTGGTAGACCTGCTGGCTGTTGCCGACGAAGTTCGCCACCGGCCGGTAGCGGTACGAGAAGAGGCGATCCGTCAAGTCGTCGAAGAACTCCCGGACCCGGCGATTGCGCTTCAGGCCCTTATCGGCCGGCGACAGGAAGTGCCAGCGGCCGTTCTGCGGCGTGCTCAACGACTCCATGACCGCGGCGAAGCGCAGGCACGCGAGCCCGGCCGTCGCATCGAACTGCAATTCCGTTTTCTTCTGCCCGGGCGTGCCGAGCGCATTGCCGATTCCACGCGAGACGAAGTTGTCACGGTGCGCGGGAATGACGCGCGCGGCGCTCTCTTCCCACTGCGCGTCCCATCCCGAGCGGTCGCTCTGGAGAGCGGACAGCCGCATCGAGTGATACTTGACGCGCGGATCGGTGTCGATCAAGACTTACTCGCCGAGCAGCACGCGCGATGACTGGCGTTTCTTCGGTCCGCCCGAGAAGCCGAGCAGATCGGCATCGCTACGCACGCGCGTTGCGCCTGCGGCGGAGGCCGCCGCCCCGGCTTGTTGCCGGCGCTCGCCAACCTGCGTTACCCGCATCTTCTCCTGCAGCGCCTCGTCAGTGAGCTTGCGCTGCGCGAGCTCGGCGTCCTGCGCCGCCTGCGCCGCCGCGATCTTCTTCTCCTGCTTCTCGATGCCGAAGACGCCCTCGACAGCCGCGTGGCCGAGCGGATCATACTTCTTCGTACTCTGGTGAAAACTGGAACTCATCGATCCCCCTTCACGATCTTCTTCAGCGCGCGCACCTTGCGCGACGGCCCCTGCCGCAGCAGCGTTTGCGCCATCGCGCCGCGGAAGACGACGACCCCGGATTCGGGCCGGGCGCACGCCGCTATCATCGCGGGCGCCAGCCTCTCGGCCTTCGCCTTCGCGTGGGCCTTGAGCGGGCGCAGAAACCGTTTGACCCGGGCAAAGAGCGCGCGGTCGCTCAATCGGTCCACCCGTCCATCACAGCCCCAATGCGTCCGTGGATGCGCGCTTCTTCACGCGCTCTTTCTGTTCCGCCATCGCGATCGAGCGGCCCGCGAACTCCGTGGTGCGCCGGCCGGACGCCGCGAGGTCCGCACTCGCGCGCCGCTGCGCCTGATCCATCTCGCGCAACCGGTACTCATCCTCGACCGGCGACTTCGGAAGCGGCGCCGGGGTTTGGATCTGCGGGGAGGAGAACATGCTTGCCATCCCCTACATTCTATCATGCCGGGTTCGCGGCCTGTCCCACACCCCCTATGGGGGTGGGCAGTCCGACGATCTTATGCGAAACTTGACCGAATCGTGGGGGTTTTGTATACGAGCGGGGCTACCAGCCATACGGGTTGTCGTCCGCGCCGTCAACCTTCCTGGCAGCGCCGCCCCCGACCCGGTCGGTCCTCGGTGGGTTCACTGCGAACGTGGTCGCCAAGGCATCGACATCGTCGGGCGAGTGCAGTCCGCGCGCCTTCAGGTCGTCCTTTCCCTCGAGCACTTTCTTCCCGTCCTCGCGTCCGCTCCACTTCCAGCCGCGGTTCAATGCCTGGTGCGAGAACGACCCCTTCTCTCCGTCATCCTTCGGCACCATGCCGCCCGGCAACCAGTCGCGCAGCTTGCCCCACAGGTACGCGCCCATCGACCCGAACTCGCTTTCCTTGTCGGGCGCCGTGTCGCCGAACTTGACTTCGACCACGCGCCCGTGCAAATGGCGGCGCTTCAGCACGTCGATCACTCCCGTCCCCATGCCGAAGTCGATCGTGATGTTCCTCGGCCGAAAGCGATTGTCGAGTTCGACGATCTTCTCCGCGATCTGAAAATTGTCCGAGCCCTCAAGCACCGTGCGCGTCGCCGGCCCGACGCAGTCGCGCGCGTTCCTTCCCTGGCGGAACCACAGCACCGTGCGCCCGCGCGGCGCCGGGTCGACGCCGAGGATCAGCGGCTCGCCGTAGTCCGCGACGAGCATGTTATCCTGCGCGAGCCGCAGCGAATCGGCCGGGATGAACTGATCCTCAGACGTGCGCGGCGCGAGACCCTTGACCTCGACCCGAACCTGATCGGAGTCGACGCCGTACCGTTCGATCATGTTGCGCGCCCACTGCGCTTTCTCCGGCACGCTCTCGACGCTCATCACGCGCGTATGCCAGCCGAGCTTCAGCTTCGCGTCGTAGAAGCGATCGTAGAACGCGCCCTTATTCGCGCGCATCTGGCTTGCAGCGAGCCACAGCTTGTAGGGCATCCCCGATGCGAAGAAGCCTTCCGTCACCGTCCACACGGGCTCGGGGATGCCGCTCGCTTCGTCGAACAGAACGAGCGTGCCGTAGGCGCTACGGCCGCCGGCGAAGGCATCGGGACGCTCCTCACTCCACATCGACGCACCCGCGTACCAGAACTTCGGGTCCAGGCTCATGCCCCCTTCGTCGGGCGAACGCACAAGAAGCTCCGAGAGCCAAAGTTGAGGCGTGATGCGCAGGCCCTCGACGACGAACCAATGGGCATTGATCGCCGCGCTCACCCACAGCGCGAGCTCGGGGAAGACGCGGTTGCGCAACTGCGACTCGCTGTTCGCCGCGACGACGGTCATGCCCCCGAAGTGCGTGCTGAGATGCCAATGGTTCAGGATCGAAAAGAGCGCGGTCTTGTATAGGCCCCGGCCCGATGACCACGCGCCGCGGTAAACCTCGTCCGGCGGCTCGAGGCCCGCGGCGCGCGCCCGCTTGACCTGGCTGATGTGGTCGGTGATATGGCCGAGCTCGTCGACCTGCCAGGGGGTGAGTCCCTTACGGTCATGGAAGATCGTGTTCGGCTGGCCCCACGGGTATGCCCACCGGGCGAACGAGAGCGGGTCGTCCTTGAAGGTCAGGACGCGCTCGATGAGCGCGGCTTCGGATGCGAGGGTGTATTTCATTTATTTAATTCCCCAGTTTAATTTTCATATTTTTCTGCACGGGGCGCCCGTCGACCACCCCCGCACCCGGTTCCGGCGTGCGCTTTGGGGGGTACCCGCCCCTGCCGGCCCCTGGCAAAATGCAAGCCCGCCCGCCCCCGTGCCACTCGACACGAGCATACCCGACCGCAGCGAGGGGGCAAGGCGCACTAAGCCCTTGATTTGCCTACGCAATGGGGCGGAGTTAACATAATGAACATTGCTGACCACGCCTGTTAGAACAATGACTTAGCGAGCTCGAGCTCAGAATCGGCTGATTGCTGCGGTGCATCAAGAGCCGGCCGGAGTACCTCACCCTCGACGACGCGCTGCGCTGCTAGGCGTGCTTCGGCCCTGGCGAGAATCGGCCCTAGATCCAAGGTCTTGACATTGATGTCGTGGCGCGAACGGTCGGCGTAATGCTCCGGGTTACGCTTCGCCGCGGCCCACTTCAACGTGTCGACCAGCACGCGCGCGTACGCAGAATCCGCCTTTGTATTTCTCGCAGTCGCCAAAGCCTCATCCGCGAATGCATCAGCACTCGCTACGCGCGCATCGTTCCACTCCTGCAGCCGCTCTGGATTCGCCACGCGCCACGCGCGCAAATAGACACGCTTCAATCCATGCTCGGCGCACGCTTCGTCTGCTGTAGCGCCTTCACTGATACGATCAAGGATATCCGGCCAGGCTGCCGCGACGCGCGCGGCGAGCTCGGCGCCGATGCGCGCGTCTGCCATGTAACTATGATACCACGAGGGTTCGTGAGGCTCTGCCCGCGCCCCTTGCGTAAAGGTCGCGTCAAGCGACCTTTTACGTACGCGGGGGCCGCTGCTGCGGGGCGGGCGGGCATCGCAGTGCCTTGGATATGCTATACTAGCTATACCAACTATAGGAGCACCCTCATGCCGCAGCAATACAACGCGCCACATCCCGACACGCTAATTGCTACCCATGCCGAAACCGGCGCCGCGCTATACGCCGAGCTCGCCAATTGCCCGCTCTATGTCAAAATAACCGTGCTTGCGGCGCCCGGCGCGCTGCTGAATTACGTTGATGCGCCTATTGGTCGCAATGCCCGAGTGTTCCGGCTAAGCTGGATCATCGAATCCGCCCGATGGGCGCGGAGCTATTCCGCTGTCGCCTTGTCCGGCCCCATCCTGGAGTGGGCTGCACCGCTGGTACGCGCTGCATATCCGAACCTCGAGGCCGCGACTGGCATGAGCGCCGCGGAGCTCGCCGAGCTCAAGGCCGATCAGCAAGCGAAACGGGCGCGCTACAAAAAGGCTTGACACGCGCCGCGGCTTCCCGTATAAGGGTATTTGGGGCGCGCACTTCAAGCGCGCCGAAAAGGACAACATGACATTCGAGCGGAAATCCACAGACCTAGCCGATTGCGCCGCGCCGGAAGAGGTAGAGTCTATGCTGCGCCGAATCGCTGACATGTTCAACGAATCGGCGACGGAGCTTTCATCCGCATGGCAGGACAACGAAGCGGGGAAAGTATGGGGCGACTTCGCGCGGATCATGGAGCGCGCGGCCGAGCAGTGCGCAAAGGCGCGCGCCAAGCGCGGGCTATGAACTACGCCAACGAAGTGCGGGACCGCAATGCGGAGGATGTGCGCCGCGCCGAGCTCGGCAACAATGGCATGGACTATCTCTACACGCATCTGTGGTCCCGCGCCGAGTACAAGGACGGGTCCCTGTTGGCCTACGAATCGGCCCGCCACGGCCTGAGCGTCGTCCAGTGCGACAACAAATACCGCATTGCCAAGGACGGCATGCACCTTCGCGGACGCAGCGGGCGAGTTCGGATTTTCGGCTCGGCAACTGCCGCGATGTTCGCCGCCGACAAGGAGGGCTAGAGCATGGGTATCGACCTGATTACCGCAGGCATCATGGTGGCGCTTCTGTGCGCTGCCTTCTTCATGCTCGGCTATTTCCTCGCCAAAGCCGAAGCGCAAAGGAAAATCTAAGTAGGACGCAGCGCTCAGCCGCTCTTTAGCGGCTGCTCAGTGCGCCTTAGCACTCGGCGCCGGCCGATTCCGGCAACTGACCAAGGAGCAGAATTGTGAAAATCGGAATATACGAAATCAAGCCTTTCGCCGACCTGTACGGCGCCAACCTGTACGGCGCCGACCTGCGCGGCGCCAACCTGCGCGGCGCCAACCTGTACCGCGCCGACCTGCACGGCGCCAACCTGTACGGCGCCAACCTGTACGGCG